CCTTCCGCGCCGCCTTCGGCTTCTGGCCAGCGCTCTGCTTCTGGCCAGCCGCCTCCGGCGTCGTGGTCCACGTTGCGCCCCAGGAGAGCCCACCAGCGCCGCCCTGAGCGCACAAAAAAAGCGGGGATGGAGCACTTGCCCCATCCCCCATGTCACGCCCTGAGTCGCCGCCTGAGCCGCCTGAGCTTCCGATCGCGCCATCCTGCCTCCATCATCGGATCGACATCCAGCGCGATCCGGACCTGCTCCAGCATGATCTCAACGTCGGCGAGCTCCTCGACGACGTTCTCCACATCGAACGCATCCACGCTCTTGTCGAACAGCTTGCAGATGGCCTGCGTAAGCTCTCCCATCTCCTCGCAGGCCTTGACCAGCTGCCGACCCTTGCCGAACCGCTGGACGGCCTTTTCCAGGATCTCCCGCGCCATCACCATCACGCCATCACCAGCCTCCCCGTGCGCCCCTTGACGCTCTGCTGCTGCCTGCGCCTGGTGGCCCTGCTGGAGTACGGCTCCACGGTCTCGCCCACGGCCCTGCCGTCCATCTCCATGACCATCTGCCCGACGCCGGTCTGTTCGATGGCTTCCACAAACGCATCCCTCACCGCGCCGTAATCCATCTCAAAGGATGGCTGCTGCCGCGCGGATCCGGCGCCCCTGCCCGCCGCCGCGGCGTCCTCCATGGCCAGGTCGTTGAGGTAGCCCATGGCCCGCGTCACCTCGTCGGCGTTGTCCTCCAGGCCCTGCGCGAAGCCCAGGTCGAACATCTCGCCCAGCCACGCGCCCTTCTTCGAGGGCGAGTGGATGTCCAGCGCGGTCTTGGCCGCCTCGTAGGCCTGCCAGGCCGCCGCCCTGGCTGCCTCCTCCACCTTGCGCGAATTGGTCTCGATACCCTCAGCGATGCCCGCGTCGATCATATCACCCAAACCTGAGAAATCCGCCAGCGTGATGGCGCTCTCCAATGCGTCCCTGGCGTCCCAGGCCAGCGCCTCCATCATGTCCAGCACGTCGTTTTCGCCGTCGTTGATGCCGTCCTGCAGGTCGCTGTCCAGCTGCGTGCCGATGGCCTTCACGGTCTCGGCAGTCAGCACGTCCTTGATGGCCGTGAGCAGCTTCCCCGCGGCGTCCTCCCCGGTGTCCTCCAGGTCCGGCACCTTTTCGGTCACGCCCGCAGCCAGGTCAGTCATGACCTCGCGGCCCACGTCCGCCGCCTCGCTCTGTACGCCCTCGTCCTGCCGCCAGCTGGCGATCCAGTCCTTCAGGGCGCCCACGCCCTGCTGACCGGCCCCGACCACGCTCTCGCCCAGTCCCAGGGCCACGTCGCCCACGCCCGCCAGAAGGCCCCAGGCGCGGCTCAGACCGTCCGCGATCTGTCCGCCCAGGCCGTTCCAGTCGATGTCGTTGATGGCCGTCTCTGCCGCCGTGAAGATGCCGGAGAGGCTGTCCACGGGCAAACCCACCACGCCGTTCACCAGGCCGCCCACCTTTTCGCCCAGGCCTGCCCAGTCGATGGCGTCGATGGTGCTCTGAGCCGTGGTAAACGCTCCGGACAGCATCTCCCCGGTCAGGCTCGTCAGCCCGTTGGGCACCATGGCCACGGTCTCGCCCAAGCCCTTCCAGTCGATGGCCTCGATCAGCGCGTGACCGGCCTCCATGCCTGCAGCCAGCGTCGCACCGGTCAGCTGCACCAGCCCGTTGGCCACGCCGCCCACACTCTCGCCCAGGCCCTCCCAGTCGATGGCGTCGATCAGTGCATGGCCCGCGGTGAAGCCCGCCGCCAGCGCATCCCCGGTCAGGTTTACCAGCCCGTTGGCCACGTTGCCCACGGTGGTGCCCAGGTTCTCCCAGTCGATGGCCTTGATCAGCGCGTGGCCCGCAGTGAAGCCCGCTGCCAGCGCCTCGCCGGTCATGTTCACCAGCTCGCTGCCTGCCTTGTAGACGTTCTTTCCAAGCGCTTCCCAGTCGATCCCCTCGATGTCGTCGTGGGCGTCTGAGAAGATGCCGCTCAGGAAGCTGCCGTCGGTGCCCAGGATGCCCTCGATGGCGCCCTTGATGGTGTCGCCAATGCCGCTGAAATCGATGCTTGTGATGTTGGTCAGCGCCGTGGTGAACAGACCCAGCAGGTCGTCGCCCAGGCCGCTCACGCTGCCCCACAGGCTTGAAAGCAGCTCAGAGCCCAGCTCGCCCCAGTCGGTGTCGGTCAGGCCCTTCCAAATGGCGTCCACAATCTCGGGCAGTTTTTCGACCAGCTTGGGGATCCCCTCGATCAGTCCCGCAGCCAGCTTGACCATCATCTCGATGGCCGCCGGGATCAGCTCGGGCAGGGCGTCGATAATCCCATCTGTCAGGCCCAAGAGCAGCTGTTCGCCCGCCGCCAGGATCTCGGGAATATTGTCGATCAAAAACCGCGCCAGCCCCGTCACCAGCTCCGTGGCCAGCGATGCGATAGGCCCGATATTCTCGGTGATGGCGTCCAAAACCGACTCCAGCAGCTGCATCGCCGCCGGCAGCAGCGTGTGCATCAGCCCCGGCAGTTCCCGCGCCACCTCTCCGATCAGGCGGCTCGCTGCCTCGGACACCAGCGGCAGCGCGTCGGTGATCAGCTTCGAGACGTCCTGCAAAGCGCCGTCAAAGGTCTGCAGCGTCTCCTCCAGCAGATCCCGCAGCTCCGCCGGGCTGGCCCCGTCCTGCAGCGCCTTCGCCACCTTGCCCATGGCGCCGCTGGCCGCATCCACCAGCGGCTGGAAGGCCGGGATCATCACCAGGCCGATGCTGTTTTTCAGCGCCTCGCCGGTGGCCTTGAACTTCTGCATGCTGTCGTCGAAGGACCCCATCTTCTGCAGGTTTTCCTCCGAAAACACAGTGCCCATGGCTTCGGCTTCCTTGCCCATGTCCCGCCAGGCGCGGCTGCCGGCCTCGATCAGCGGGTTCAGTTCCTTGGCGCTCTTGCCGAACAGCTCCATGGCCAGCGCGTCCCGCTTCGTGGGGTTCTCGATCTTCCCCAGGGCGTCGATGGCATCCATGAAAACGTCCTCGCTGTCGCGCAGGTTGCCGTCGAAGTCCCGCCAGCTGACCCCCAGTTCCACGAACTTCTCCTGAGCGCTCTTGTTGCCCTCCTGGGCCTCGTTCATGCTCTTCGTCAGCCGCGTCATGCTGCCGGTGATGGTGTCCACCGACGTGTCGATGAAGTTGCTGGCATACTGCCACTGCTGCAGCTTGTCCGTGTCCACGCCCACCTGGGAGGACAGCGTCATCAGGTCGTCGGCGTATTTGCCGGCGTCCTGGGCCAGGTTGAACGCCTCGGCGATGGCCGCGCCGGTGCCCGCAGCCAGCCCCGCCATAGCCCCCAGCAGCCCCTCAATGCCCAGCTTCAGCGCGCCCCCGGCCACGCTGCCGACATTCTCCAGGGCCTCCGCCAGCGTGCTGGTGCCATCCGCGGCATCCTCCGCCTGCTCGCCCTCGGTCTGGGCAGCGTCCCCGGCATCCGCAGCGGCGTCGGCCATCTCGCCCGCGCCCTCCGCGGTGTCCCTCAGGACCTTTTCCGCCTCTTTGAGGGTCATGCTGCTGGCGTCGGTGGCGTCGCCAGCGGCAGCCTGGGCCTCCGCCAGGGTCTTCAGCCCGCCCTCGGTGTCGCGGATCTGGTTGCCGGTGTTGTTCATCTGGGCGGTGGCCCGGTTCAGCGCGATCTGCAGGTCGTCTGCCTGCTTGCTGTTCTCGCCGTATTCCGCTTTGGCCTTCTCCAGCTGCTCCCGGATCAGCTCCACCTTCTTGGCCTGCACCTCGTAGATCTCATTGAGCTTCTCCAGTCGGTCGTGCATGCCGTCCATGCTCTCCGCCTGCTTGCCAAAGGCGCTCTGGCTGGCCTTCATGTCGGTGTTCAGCACCGTCAGCTGCCGGCTGATCTGAGACAATGCGTTTTTATACTCTTTGTCGCCCTTGACCCCTACCTTGGTAGAGATGCCCTCGTTGTTGTTGGCCATGATCTCACCTCACTATTCACGCACCGCCGCCCACGCGCAGCGGGTCGGCGGCAGCGCCGCGGCGATCTTCCAGATCGCTGCGCGGGCTGGTCACGCCTGCCCTTTGGGCAACGGCGTGACTGCTATCAGAAAAGGGCACCCGCTATTTCAGCGAGTGCCCTGTCGTCTCCCATTCCTGCCTGCTGCGCTACACTTCAATCTCGCAGTAATCCTGGCCAGCATCCTGCTCTGCAATGGCCGGTGCCTCCTCAATCAGCTTTCTCGCGCCACCCGGCGGCCCCTGATGCGCGGTATCATAGGCCGCCAGCAGCGCCGAACGGCTGATCGCATCGTCATCGACTTCGGTCAGCACTTCCAGGGCGTCCATCTTGAGCCGGTTCAGACAGTTGGCATCAAAAGGGAACCTGTACGAGCATTGCGTGCAGCGCAGCACGTCATCCGGATCACGCATGATGCAGCACCTCAGCGCATCAACGACCTGCCTCTTTTTCTCGGACATATTCCTCTTCCTATTCCTCGTCGTTTCTGTCCCTCAGCGCCTCCAGCGCCTTCTTCAGCGGCTTCGGCACCGGCACGCCGATCAGACCGGCGTTCTCGATGATGCTGAGACTCTCCGAAGCGATGTAGAAGAACTCCGCAGCGGACCGGAACATGATCCCGCCGCCGTCCGCACCGCCGCCGATCACCTGGTCCAGCAGCGCCGCCACCAGTATGACCAGCATGATCACGCCCTTTTTGAGCAGGCCCACAAACGCCACCTGGCTCAGAAAGTGCCCGCTGGCCGTCTTTGTGGAGTGCCCCGTGAGTGCGCAGGCACAGCCCAGCACGTAGTCCATCAGCATCAGGATCACCAGCACCTTGCTGCCCTGGGTCCATCCGCCATACCATCCCGCGATCATGCCGCCCACCGCAGCCATGACCTCCACCGCCGTCTTCCATATCTTTTCCATACCCATTCCCCCTCTGTTTTTTTAGGGGGCTGTCCCACATGGAACAGCCCCCTAAGTTTTACTCGATGATCAGATCTTCGCAGCCGCTGTCGATCAGGATCTCCCTGACCTTTTCCTTCAGCAGCTTAGGCACCTGCGCGAAGGTCTTTTTCCCCAGCATGATCTGCTGCGCCCAAAGCATGGCCATCATCGTTTCACCCTCCTCTCCGAAAAAGATGTGAAATAGCAGCGAAAGAAGCCTATCCGTCATAGACGACCTCGCTCATTTCCAGAATGCAGTCGGTCAGCATATCCACCTTGCCGCTGAGCTCCGCGATGTCCGGCACCGGCTCCGGCTCCGGCAGGTCGGCGGGATCGCCATTGAAGAACGCCACGCCGCTATAAAACACGTCGAACGAATCGGCGTCCAGGGCGAAGCGCCCGCGGGAGGGGTTGCAGATCACCGGCTCGCCCTTATCGTCGAGGCCGCAGAACACGACGAAATGATTCTTGCGCCAGTGGATGATGGCGGGGCGGTCCTGCCGCAGCAGCTCGGCAGCGTCCATCTGATACGCCCGCATGTCCAGGCCGTGCAGGCGGCCCGCGACGTTGATGTCCTTGCCGGAGCAGCCCGCGATGCCCGCGTGACACTCCTCGATCAGCTGGTCCAGGGACACGTCCTGACCGTAGTACATGAGCAGCATCCGGAGGCACACCGGCCCGCAGGCCATGTGCTTATCCGATGTGATGGGGGTTACATCAAACACATTTATCCCTCCTTAGCGCAGCGGGTCAACCTTGACGGCGTTGACCGGGAAGTCGAAAGAGTTGCGCTTGGCCTCAGCCAGCACCTTGCCCTCGTCGTCCATGGGCGGCTGCGCCTGGGCGGCCAGCTCCCGATCCTTCGCGGCCATGATCTCGGCCATGGTCTCAATATCTCTACGCATCAGAAATCACCTCCGATAACAATTCCTCCGTACCCTTCACCCGCGAAATAAAACCCGTCCCTGCCCTGCAGCTCCTCCAGCCGCATCATCTCCGGGGATTTGTCCATCACGCTGTACTCGTCCCGGACGGTGTAGTCGTCCACCTGCACGACCATGTGGGTGAGGTACTGCGTCTGATGATTGTACTCGATGTCTCGGGTGTCCTGGGTGATGTGCTTGATCCATCCCAGGCGCTTGCGCTCCTCGGGGTTTTCGTCAAACCACGCCGGGACCCCGAACACGATGTGCCCGGTGACGGAGCCATCGTGGTCGTTCATCGGGCAGTGCTTCAGCTCGCCCTTTTCGCCGAGCTTTTCGTAATACCACTTGATCCTATCGGCCATTTTCGTGTCCTCCATTCATTACGCCGGGATGTTACTGTGGGTGTTGATGAGGCTCCACAGCTTCGCGCCGCTGACGGCGTTATAGTGCAGGTCGAGCACGTTGATGCCCGCGCTCTGGGCCTGGGTGGTGACGGTGCCCACCTTGACGTCCTCCGTCGGCGGGATCAGCGTGCAGCTCCAGGTGCTGCTGTAGCGCATCTGGATCTCCAC